GGAGTTGAATCACAAATTTTATACTCATCTGTATCTGTTCGATAAATAACTCTACCGACCGTTGCCGCTGTAGGAGTTGGATCACTGGTTACATTTTCAATTTGTGCTGATTTTAATTGTGAATAAATATCCATTATTCTACTCCTATTAGCCGATAAGATCCCGCTGGGAGTGGGCTATTTGTTGTAAGCCTCACATTACTAGCGGAAGTCATCTTTATTGTTATACCCATTACTTCATAATTATTTGAATTGTTCAAGAGCTGCCATTGTGCCAGGCGGGCATCGGTTATCTGAGAACTTACGTCAACATCTAGTGTTGTTATTGAGCCATCAAAAACTTGGTCTTGAGCGTATTTTGCAACACCCATCACTTTTATTGCTGCTCCTGTATCAACGTAAGCCTTATTGGTATCACTTGCCCAATAAAGTCTCCCAGGCGTTTGAGCTGAAAAGCTAGGAAGTGCGGAAGCTAAAACATTTTCAAGCCTCATTCCTTTAAACTCTCCCCGAGAATAAATATCTTTGAGGAGGTTTGAAGCTCCCCCTAAATCCGTACCCGTCCAAGAGCCTGAGAAAGTGGCGCTAGTGGTTGGGACTAGATTGCTGCTAAAATTGATAGTTCCTTTTGTGGCGTGATCTGTACTTTCTAAAGTTAGACCTTCGCTTGCCCCCGTCCCACCTTTTATGGTTTGACCTCCCGATCTCCCCTCAAGCATTGTAAATTGGGTATGCCCTGCGTCCCCATCGGTTAGCCCACTAACCGTGCTATGGGATACTTCCGAATCGGGAGCCGAAGCAAGCCATACCCCATTTACGGAATCGAAAAATAGGGCATCACCTGATTGTGCGGGTTGAGTCTGGGAGACATCCCGATAAAGATTGTGCCTAAGCCCGATGATAGAAGCAATGGATGTTTCATTAGAGCCATCTCTAATACCTCCTGAGAGATATAGATCTTGGACTCTATTAGAAGCACCACCAATGCTTAAAGCATCATCGGAACTCGGTAGAAGGGTATCAGAAAAGTTGATTGTCCCCGCACCGTCAAGTATTAAATTTCCTGTCGTACTTGATAGAGTGTTGCCGTCTACTCTTAAGTTATCGACATCTACTCTACCCGTAACTGCAATATTTCCCGTGGTTGTCACATTCCCTGTAGTCATGGAGGAGTCTATAAAAACTTCTCCCGCTCCATTAGGGTTTAATCTTATATTGTTTCCTGAGATTGAAGATATCGTATCCCCGTCTAGGGATAGATTATCTATTCCTAAGCTAGTTCCAACAATTGCTCCAAAAGAGGTATTTCCCGTGGTTGTAAGCGTGTCACTTCCAAAGTTTAAAGCTCCCAAGCTAGAGGCGAGCAATGTCGCACCCGAGCTATCAGCATCAATTGAAAATGTCTCGCTACTCGAAGAGTCGGTGACAGTTAAAGCCCCAATCCCCAAGTTTCCAGTAGTAGTTAAATTCGCCAAGCCAAAGGAAATTGCGCCACTACTGTCTGTTATGCTCCCAGGGACTAGGGCTAGAGTATTTGTGGAGTCATCGGCTATTAATTGCGTCCCCGTAATGACAGCGGCTCCCAAGTTCCCACTTGTTTGGATGTTTTCATCTCCAAAACTGATATTTCCTGTAGAATCAATAATTGATCCCGAACTCAAAGTCATAGTGTCTATGATAGAGCTATTTGATAAATAGAGATCTTTCCAACGCTCGCTAGAGGTAGAAAGATCATAAGTGCCATTCTCGGTAGGTCTGAAATTAGAGGCAAGTTGAACATACCCCGTATTTACTCCAGTCCCATCGCCTGAATTGGCGTTTAAAGTTAAATTTTGATTTGCTGAATCTCCCCCGAATAAGGTTTGACCCGCTAGGAGACCCGTGATGACATTGCCATCTGAATCTATTTCGCTCATCCCACCCTTTGTTAAATAGAGGGGTTGAGTTACATCTAAAAGCTGAGATAAGATAGAGTCATTCGACCAATCCATATCAGCTACTTTATACCATTTAGCGGAGGCATCGCCTTCACGTTGCTCCCAACGATAGGCGGCTTGCTTGCCGTCCCCATCGTCGTGGACTACTCGGTAATCATTTATGGTATTGCCAGTTGAGGGGAGGTCACTTTTTGTATCGACCGCTGGCATTGTGTTTGGAAAAAGTACGGATAGCACATAATTCAATGCGCTTTCTACATTACTAGTTCCTGGTATTGCTGGGTTGGAAAAGGCGAACTCGGTTAGTGTGTGCTTATAAGGGTGTTGCCCTTTATTATAAACTTTAAACCTATGCTTTTCCCAATGACTCATATTACTCCATTCCCATCGGGATCGTATGAAGTATTAGGATCAAAAGTGTAATTGGTTTCCCAAGAGCTATTCCAAGAATAAACTCTTTCTTGCTGTCCGATTATGTCGAAGCTAGAGGAATCTCGGTAAACATATTCAGTAACGAGGCATGGAGCCCCATTTATAGCATCAACCGAAGCGGTAAAAACGAAGCGAGGTCTATCATTACCATCAAAAACCGTATGGGTTTTAGTTTGGTTATGTTGGTGTGATTCTATCAGCTCCGAAGGTGTGGTAACTGATTTTATCCCGTCTCGACTCATTTCACTACTCCTTTAGTAAAAAGAGGAGGGATATATTTCAATCCCTCCAATATTAAAACTTCTTAGAAGTTTGCAGAGTCGATACCATAAACAATTCCGTTGTTTCCTGGCTTCGTATGCTCCATTTCACCAAAGAGGCATCTATCAACAATGTACTGATAACCTGTCTCAGCTCTTACCTCGTAGAATTTTCTCCCATCTGGATTAACTCTATCTCTAACCATTCCGTTTGATCTAAAAGTACAAGACTTAGGATCGTGATAAACTACTGTATCATCATCCCATTCTTGCATCATAACTACTTTGAGATCACCTTTAACCGAAGTCAAAGTAATTTCATCCCATCCGTAAAGAGAAGCTTTCTTATCTTTTACAGATACTTGGTAGTTACCATGGCTTCCACTTTCGATAGCTTTCATGATAGCCCCACCGATTGTGTAAGAACAAAGGATGTCACTAGCTTTACCTCTAGCTTTCTTTCTAACGTCAGTGTAACCATCAAATAGTTTTGTAAGGATGTTAGCCGAAGTCCAAGAAGCACCATCTACGTTTACTGCCTGTAGGAATGGGTAGCTTAACTTAGTTTGACCATGGAGAGTTGCCGCCCCACCATTTGCCGCAGAAAGATAAGCATCTCTCATTGACTGAAAACTAGTAGTGTCTGCACCATCCGTGTAAAGTTTAGCTGATTGGGCAGTAGTGTAAGCACTAATGTCCGCAGCCGCACCACCACGTGTAGCAGATAAAGTTACTGTCCCTGCATTGATATCAATTGCAATTACATAGTAACTTGCCGCTGCCGTATCACCATCTTTTAAAGTTACTTTTTGGTCAAGACAAAATCTATCGATCTTATCAACCGCAGCAACACCACCCGCAGTACCATTGGCACTAAGAATAGCAAGATGAGGGCCTGTACCAAGTTGTACCGAAACAACCATTTTCATATACTCAGAAAAATCTTCAATTAGATCTGGAAGGATCTTAAGGAAAGAATCTTCGTTGATTCTACCTTTGTGATCTACTAGATCTCTTTCATTAAAGATAAGTGATCCCCAAGCCTCTTTGTAGTCAGTGATTTCACCTCTTACAAATTTATCTTGAGAGATATCGGCTTGAGCTGTTAAAGCTCCCATTCTTACCGAGCTTGCCCCTGTAGATTTAAAAGGTACTGGGATATTTCCACCCATCCAATTGTTATCTTTTTGGCAAGAATTTAAAATATAATCTCTTTTTAAAACTTCCTCACGTAAAAGATCGTTCGTGAGGTAGTCGTTTAGCATGTTGCTAAAACTACGATTAGTTCCCATCATTGACTCCTTATTGTCAAACTAGGACAGCATCATTGCTGTCTCTAAAAATGCTAACGCCTTTTGGCGTTGTACTTCCTAATCTCTTCGATTGATTTGAATCCTTTCTTTGCTGGACTCGCACCACCCGCTTTGAGGTTAGGAATTACAGGCTTTTCAACCTGCTGTACTGGACTTGATTGTGTCCCCACATTTCCAGTTTGAGTAGGAGTCGCTTCCGCTTGAACTCTACCCAGCTTCATTGCTTCTTGTACCGCTCGCTCAACCCCAATATCTTGATTGTGTTGAACCCAGTGATAATTTCCACATTGAGCTACTAATTGTCTAAATGCTCCTGGTGTCCCCACCGAATTATCATAAGTCTTTTCTGCTTCCGCATACTCAGGTCTTAAGAGTGTGTTACTAAGTTCCATTTTGCGCATTTCAACCGCTTGAGCTTCGTATTGTTGCTGCAATGTTTGTTGCTGCATTTGTTGTTGCTCATATTGCGTTTGTTGTTGCCTTTGGGCATCGATTTCTCTTCTTTGCTCTTCGGGTAACTCCGCATATTGTAACTCCTTAATAGCATAGTCGATAAACGCTTTTTTTGAAAGTCCTAGCTGATCTATAAATTGACCAATCTTTCCCTCATTAGCTAATCCCGATACATGTTGAACGGCTTGAGTTAAATTTTCAAACTGTCCTCTATATTCTTCTCGTTCTTTTTTAGCTAATTCTATCCCTTTTTGTGCGGTAAAAAGGTCAACAAAGCGTTTTTCTGTCTCCTCATCCTTAATATAATCTCGCACCCACTCTTCCATTTCGTGTTCTTCATCACGAACCTTGAATTTGTATTTTGGGGCATATTCGGGGGCAATTTCTTCCCCTTCGACTTCGGGAGTTTCCTCCGATTCACCTTGAGCTTCGATCTCAACTTCATTTTCAATTGCTTGCTCTACAATCTCAGGGTTAGTGTTTTGTTCTACTTGTTCGGTTTGTTCGATAGACATTGGCTTGGCTCTCCTTTTAGGGTTTAAAAATTATTTTGTGTGGGCATTGGCATTGGTTGACTCTCTTGGGGTTGTTGGTTTCCCATCTCTCCCATTTGTTGAGCCATTTGAGCCAATGCCCCTTGGTTTATATTTTCTAGTTCGGATAATGATTTCCCTTGAGATTCTAATTTTCTAACGAGATCCATAATAGATTCGTAAGGGATACGAACTTGTTTTGAAGAACCTGGTTTTTCGGGATCTGGTACTCTCAATTGGCAAGTAACTAAAGCCCCGCCTGTAGGAATCATCTTATCTTTTGAAGCTAAAATTTGTTGCTGCTTTCTTACCTCATCTTGTTGATGGGCCGTTAGAAACTGAGTGTAGATATTTTTAATCTCAGGACTAAGCATATCAAAGTCGGGTTGCTTCATTCTATGAGTTAGTTTTTTAATGTAGAACTTATTATTATCGTGTTCGGAAATCTTTGGGACTCCGCCTCTTTCAATAAGAAGCATATCATTGGTGACATTATCATCATCAATTGTAAGCTCACTGAATGAGTCTTCATTATTCACGAATGGCATGTTATTTATCATCTTACCAATTGAGCTTGGATCTAATTGTTTACCCACGTATTGCATGATCTCACGGTAAGTAATTTGTTTCCCCATGAGAGTTTCGGCATCTTCGGAAGTCGCTTCAATTGTTACTTGGTAACATAGCTTAGTTGTTTTTCTAAACTCTTCGATGTTAATAGCTTCATTACGCCCAATAGCCGCTATTAGAGCGGTGTCTGGGAGATAGTGCTTTGCTAGTTGGAGAGTTAGCTCACATATTTCTATGAGAAAGTTTTGAAACTTTTCAGCATAGGGTTGGAAAACTGATTTCTGTTTCATAGAAGAAAACAGTAGGGCGTATGGATCTTGGTTTACTGATTTTTCAGCAAAGATTTCATCTAGCATTACGGCTTGATATAATTCTCTTTTTTGATTTTCAATGTACTCAGTGTATTGGCTTCCCGTTCTACCTGGGAGAATTGTTGGAGCCGCACCGTTTACGGAGATTCCTCTAACACCTGGGAGTAGTGAGCCTTGCTCAAGGCTTGAGCCTGATTGATAAATAATTTTATCATCGCCCAAAGTTATTTGGTGAGTTGCCTCTTGGGAAGCGGCTCTATTTATTTCAGCTTGATATGGCCGTGCCACTTTAATAATTGATTTAGCTCTAGGAGTTGTTGCGAACTCATCGAAGCCAACCCAAACGATTGGAAAAATACCGTAAGGTAATTCCCCTTGTTCTAAGATTGCATCTTCGGTGGCTATGTAGAAATACCCTCTCGGATATTCGTGGCAAGGTCTGTAGTAAAATTCTTTAACTAATATTTTATCTTTTGTTTTTGTGTACTCACCTTTATCAGAATCAAAGACTACAAAAGTGGATTTAGAAGATTCTCCAATCGACTTTAGTTTCTCCTCATCTTGGGAGTATGTTTTAGCGAGTAGACCCTTATCAACCATTTTTCTATTTATTAAGTAGGGGCTATCTCTCATGTCTTCGGTTGTTGGGCATCTTAAAAGATTAAAGGCGTGGATTGTGTCGAAGTCAAAATCCCCTGAGAAGACAGGATCATCTTTATCGGCAATGGGTTGATCCATTTCATCAAAGAGAGGATATTCATTTCCTTTCTCATCTACTTCTACCTTTTGAGCATATCCTACAATTTCGCCCTTGCTTGGATTCCAAGTTACCTTTACGGCAACCTCTCCAATCTCTACAAACTCTTGGGCGTACTTTGAAAACTTGGCAGTTAGCTTATGCCTGTCTTTAAGGTCTTGCCATACTGCTTTGTTGAGTTCGGCATCTTTACGATCTTGCATCTCCCCTTCATTCTTGGGAGTTGGTGTTACGCCTGGGACTTTTGAAACAATGGAGTTGGTATAAGTTTTTACGACTCGGTAAACATGGTTTTTTACTAGACGTAGCTTTTTGCTGCTTGAATTTTTACCTTGAGTTCTTACGGTAGAAAAACGCTTAGATCCTTGCTTGTTATAATGGTCTCCCGCACATAAAAGTACGTTTGATCTTTTCTCAGCAAAATCAGATTTATCAACCCTTTCGGAATCTTGATAAAGCCTATTCAGTTTCCCGATGTCTAGTTTCTTCATTTACCTCTCCATGGATGAAAGAATCAATAAGTTCCTGCTCATATCCAACGGGATCATCAATCGCTTGCTGCGCCATTTCGAGTTGCCTTATTTCTTCAAGGTCTTGCTCGTTTAGCTCAAGCGGTTTCAACGGCTCCGTTTTCTTTGTAGAAACTTTCTTTGGTGTTGACCACTGCATCCCTGCTTTCGGTAAATCAGTCCCCTGATTTATGAAGTTTACTTCAATACCACTAATTTTTATGTTAGTGACACCATTTTTACTACAAGTCTTTATAATATTACATACCTCATTAGCTGAGTATATCTTCTCTTTTTTCGGCAATCTTGCTGATTTTTGTGAGTTATTTTCAATTTTTTCTGCTTTTTCCATTAAAACTCACTATTCCAGAACTCTATTTCTGTTAGGACATCTAGTTCGCTAGGCTTTTTGGCAATTTTCATACCTTTCGCCCGCTCCCTGTCGTGAAATTTATTCCACTCATCTTGATTCTCAGGCATTTTGTGAGATTTTACAACCTTTTGCCCTTTTTTCCCTGCTTTTATATGATTTAAATTCCACGGTATATCCACGACACAATATCGAGCAGCATCGCATAGATCATCTTTCGCTTTTGTTTTAGGGGTACTTCTTTGAAGGCTCAACATTTCAGAGCCCAATTTTCTAAGCTCCTCCGTATTAAAGAGCTTGAGCATATTGTTTTTAAAGAGAGTGTTTAGCATGGACTCCCCAAGATCGTGGGACTTCTTTGCTTTCTCGAAAGGATCCCCCATTCTAGTGGTAAGGGTATTAAATTCTGCGGAGGCGTGGTCATACCATTTTCTAACTAAAAGATCATTTTCCTTTAGCTCCAAAAACTTCTCGTAGACATCACTCGCTAGGGTTTCAATCCCATCCCCTCGCCACGCTTTGTAGAAAACGCCCTCTTTATAATCTGGTCTTACGGCTAAAAAGATAATAGCGGAGGGGTGTCCCCCACTTCCTCCCGAGCCAAGATCGACTGCGCAGTACTTATTCCAATCTTTTATCTTCTCGTAGTCGGGCTTCATGTAATGCTCTTGGGGATCAAAGGTGTGATACTTTTTCCCGCCCTCTTTAACAAATCTACCGTAAACTCTTCTTAGTACTTCGGCTTTTGATCTACATTTTGAGATAACCTTAGCAATTCTCTCCTCATTCCATGGGGTTTCGGAGCCATCCTTATATTCAAGGCAGTCAAACATGGAGACTTGGATCTTTTTAGCTTCGGGTAAAAATTCCTCTTCTTTCCCCACACACTCCATAGCTCGCCACCAAAGTTGTTGCCCAAGGGTTGCGGTAAAAGCCATGGAGAAATAGCCATCGGTTGCAGCAAGACGAAACATAAGCTCATCATAATAATCTTCGGGCAATTCCTCATCTGCTCCAACGGCAAAAACCGTGGAACTTTGGAGACTAGAAACGGATTGGTTGTACGATTTAAAAGCAATGGTAATTCCAGAATTAAACTCAATGGAGTCCACGAACTTCTTGTCCCAGGTTACGCTCCAACCATATTTGGGATCATCCTTCATTGTCCCAGTGGGGAGAAACTGCATCCATTTCTTCTTAAACTCAACCGTAGCCACTTCCTTGGTTGGGTAAAAATACCAAAAGAGATTGGGGGTTTGATGGTCTCCCCAAAGTTCGACCCAAAGGCTATCTTCGGTAGCCCAATGGATAAACTTTCTAATTTGGGTACTGGACTTTGAAATTTGATTGGCGGCACATAAAAGAGTGACGGGATTGGTTGAGGTGAAAAAGTCGTATGCCCAGGGATACCACTTATATAAGTGAAGATGGGGGAGATCTCTTTGCAGTATTGTCTTTTTAGCTTCTAAAAGTCTTCTCTTCTCAATGAGTTCATCAACTTTAGTCCTTGCCATTAGTGCTTATCTCCCTCATCGGGGATATCCACGGGCTCGATAACATCAAAGGCTTCGGCATCTCTCCCTCTATTTTCTCGTTGATGCTCCTTAATCGCTCTAACCTTCATAATCTCTTCACTTCTCCTAAGATCTCGATCAATTGCTCTTAATTGTTTATCAATATCAATAACCGACTCGGGAGTGGCATCCTTTAAGGCTTTGGCGTCCACGTTCACGTTTAAATTCTTTTGTTCAACCTTAACTCGCTGTACGATTGCACCCTTTACCCTATTATCAATAAGGGCAAAAGTTTTAAGCTGCATATTGGCTAGTTTCATATCTACTTCAATCTTCTTTGATTTCTTGCCCTTCTTATCAACAACTTCCGTTTCAGTTACCGAAGAGACCGACATTATTTCCTTCAATCTTTGCTGCCCACGATAAAGCATGGTTTTCATAAAATTGAGATAGTTGGTTGGGGGATAAACCACATAGGCTAGAACCCTGGGATTTTTTAGTATGTTGTTCTTATAGTAGAAAAGAGAGCATACCCCAGACATTACTCGGCTCATATTAAAAGAAGACTCGGTATCCTTGGCGTGATTATATTCTGCCCAAAAGGCAAAACGGAAAAGTTCATCCCGCTCCGTGGGATCTGCATGTTTGGTGACAGTCTCCTCTTTTCTACTCATCCAACGGGGATCAATAAGATGTAGGGCTTTTTGCATAGACTCGGGAACCACATTGTAGAGCCCCCAAGGAACATCGGCACTAAATAGCTCTCTAGTCATTTGGGTTTTCTTCTCTACTCCGAGCTTTTCCCACTCCGCTTTAGTTACTGGCATGTTTCCTCATTACTTTCATCCACTTCCTAGTGGTCTCTTCAAATCGAGATAGTTCGCAACCTTGAATGGCATCAAGGAAAGCTTTTTGTAGCCCCAAAGAAGTGTATGCATCTTTGAATATTTCATCTTGTCTTTTTGCGCTTCCTTTTGATGCTCGTTTCAACCTTTTATTTGTAGCGATATTGCGCTTCAATTGTCTAATAAGCATGTCCCTTTCTATCTTCAATTTGTCAGTTTTTCTCTTGTCCATACCCCATTAAACAGGGATATATCGTACGTGTAAAGAGAGTCGATGTTTTCCTGATATTTTGAGCCCGTTAAGTGATGGGTTGGGGGCTAAATGGGGGCTTTTAAACGCTTTTTTTTAAAAAATTTAACTGGGTAACGGTACTTATACCGTGGCTCCAAACCCCCACCCCCTACTCATTTTACCCCCTTACCTACCGCTTACCCCATATAACCCTTATTATGTGGGGTTAAAAAGAGGCTTAAGTGCCTAGAATTAGGTATTTTAAGAGGTTTTCGGGGATTATTGAGCCCTATAATATCCGAAATTGTACCCGTAGGAACTGCCGATGGTTTTGGTTGGTGCTTGGGGTGTTGGCGGTGGTGCGCTGCGTTTCAATCTTACCTGTCTAGGGCTAAAAATAGTCAAAAATAGTCCCCTTTAATACCCCTCTTTATATAGCGCAATCCTTTCAATCTTTTTTATGACGCTAAACACCTAATATCATAGGGATTTGAGTAGAAAAATGGTTTGTATTGCTTTTATGTATATACTTTTATGTAAAATAGTGTATACTGACTATAGGAAAACAAAACAAGGAGAAAAAACATGAAACAAGATCTAACAGAACAAGGCGAAAAAGAACTTCAACTCTTAATAGTAAATCACCCCGACTTCTTTAAAATGAGGTTCGATTTTGCTGGGTGTGAGGGTGAAATGCTACTTGACCAGTTCTTTGAGTATACCCAAGAGCAAAAAGACTACTTTCAAGATTTTATGCTTGACCATGAAGCCGAAGAGTGTGAGGGGCGAAGCGGCATAGTTGAATCGGGTATAAGCATCGGGGGCTATATTAGAGATATAGAAACGGACTGCTTATTTCAGTTCACCCAAGAGGACGTAAAAGGAGAAGAGATTGCGGTAACGGGTGAAAAAGTGGTTTTTGATTCTTACAGGAACCTTTATAGCAACCGTGCTTTTAATATTAAAATCAAAAAAGAGGAGCAGTAAAATGAGCAACACACTAAAAAAATTACATAATCTAGCACTAAACTGTCAGACAAAAAACGAAATAAGTAAGTATCTTGTATACATCGAGTCGGGGATTGAAACAGAACCCGCTAAAAAACCGTTTACCGTCCTAGGGCCATACTACTTTGAACCCTCAAAGAATGACCCAGAAAATAAGCTAAAAAGGCTTTTTACTAGAACAGAGTATTAAAAAAAAGAACAAGGAGAAAATAAAATGAAAAAATTTCAAGCAAAATTCAGGACAAAATATATTACTACTAAAAGCGGTCAGGCTAAAATCAGAGTTTTTTTCCAAGGAACCCGTTATAAAACTTTCAATTACGATTATGAGCTAAGCGCAAAAGAAAATCATTTTGAAGCACTAAAAAAAGTAACCGATGCTAATATAGAACTTATAGAAAACACTGGAGATATTTATAAATTTTTGGGTACTTGGGAAATTTAATTAAACGACTAAAAAGGAGCAACAACATGAAAGTAGTATATAAAATTTTAAAAGCATTATATAACACTATTAAGAGCATACTAACAAAGATCGGTAATATCGTGGGCGCTATATTCATCTTTCCTTTTGAGGTTATAGCCTTCTTTTTGGAGCAGTCGGCAATGTTCTACCTGGTATTTATAGGTTTTAGCGTTGTTATCTTTTTATTGCTTTAAAATAGTGCTACAAAAAAGGATATACATAAACATAAAAAGGAGCCCGAAATGGTAAAAAAGACCGAGACTGGAAAAATGCTTAAAGACAAGATGACCTCAATTAGAATCAATAGTGAGATATTTGAGGCGCTAAAAGAAAGGGGTGTCACTCCCCAGAGTATCATTGACGATTATATCAGTGAAGTAACCAGTATAACGCTTAACCTTAAGAGCATAAAGAAGCGTAAACAGAGCTAGAGCCCTTGCTAGATCACTAGAGCCCTTGCTAGATCACTAGACAGCTAGAGCCCTTGCTAGATCACTAGAGCCCTTGCTAGATCACTAGACAGCTAGAGCCCTTGCTAGATCACTAGATCACTAGAGCCCTTGCTAGATCACTAGACAGCTAGAGCCCTTGCTAGATCACTAGACAGCTAGAGCCCTTGCTAGATCACTAGACAGCTAGAGCCCTTGCTAGATCACTAGACAGCTAGAGCCCTT